ACTCCACCGTTGGATGTAAGACGCATACGCTCAGTGCCATTGGTGCTTGCCGTTAATATGTTCGCGCCCGTGGCAGACAGAGCAAGTGTTCCAGCATTGGTGAGTGAGGGTGTGGTAACAGAGGTCGATGCTGATACCGTGGTGAACGAACCGGCAAGGGGCGTTGAGGTTCCAATAACGATGTTGTTGAGTTGGTTCCCGCCACCAGCAATCGTGCCTGACAGTGTAAACGCGCCAATCGTATTGGCCGTCAGCGTCGTGCCGTTGAAAGTCAGGTTGGCAGAATCCGTCAATTCACCAGATGTCGTGGCATACGGCACACGCCCGGAAGTCAGAGCAGAGTCAAGCAAACCACCGACCGTCAGCTTGGTTCCGTCAAAAGCCAGATTAGTGGAATCAGCCAGCAAACCGTTGGTTGTTGCATACGGAACGCGCCCGGAAGTCAGGGCGGCGGAACTCAGGTTGACAGAGCGCTCTGCCGGGTAAGTGACAAACACATCCTTCGTGCCAGCACTGAACGAAACCAAGCTGCCAGCGTTGCTGGAAGCCAGCACCGTGTCACGCGACAGCGTTGTGCCAGACGAAGTGTAAGTCCCGATACCCACTTCCCACTCGGATGTACCTTGACCGACAATCGCATAGTAGGTCGTATTGCCGTTGCCAATGACGGAGAAGTTTTGGTATCCAGTCGGAGCAGTGCCACTGAGCGTCACCGTCCCAGTGCTGGTCGTAGTGGTTGTGTCTTTAACGCGATCTGCTAGTACGAGTGCCATATTAATTCACCGTGTTTATGAGTTGCCAATCAGCCGTTGTATCGTCGTCAATCAACCTCCAATACACAGCTACCGGAGTTCCAGCCAAACCTTCTGCGTTGACGCCAGTCAAAGCAAACGTCCTAGCACCCATTGTCACCGTACCAACAGCCCCTGCTGCTGCGTTGCCGGTCAAGGCAAATTCCAGCACAGCATTAACGGAACCAACGTAACCTTGTGCCGTGTCTCCTGTGTCTGCGCCTGTGGAGCTTGGCGTTATGGCTCCCGCACTGCCGCTTGCTTCAAGGCCACTCAGTTCAAGTGATATCAGCCTGACAATTGTTCCAACATTACCGCTTGCAGTAACGCCAATGAACGTGCCCGTAAACAGACCGCCAGCTACACCGGTTGCTTGAGTGCCGGTCAGTGCAAACGAGAGCGAAGCTGTTACTGTCCCTACTGCACCACTAGCATCTGCCCCAGTTAACGCTACATCTTTACTGAGCGTAACTGACCCTACAGCGCCACTCGCCGCATCTCCAGTCAATCCTTGCGCTAAATCGCCAGCTAACGACGCAAATGGTGTTTCAGCAAATGCGGCTATCCCGAACATATCTTACGCGGCAGTGCCGCGCTCCATTAAGTGGTCGAGAGGCGCAGCAATGCGGTAGTCGTCGTGTTGCTCGGCATAGTCAGCGTAAAGGTTCCAGCACTGATGGTCTGTGAGCCAAACGTAAATACGCTGACAGCTTTGTTGCTCTGAGTCGAGTTGTACAACAGCAGAGAATCAAAAGCCGTGGTAATGGTCAGCGCAGTCCACTGAAGGCTGGCACTCGGAGTCCAGTACGCCACACCAGCAGTAGCCGATGAGTTGGTCGATGACGGAGCGTTCGCGTTGGTCACAGTCACGCCACCAGCCGTATAGCCAGAACCGGAAGTGTTGGTCACCTCACCAGTCGTGCTGTAGGCTGTGGTCGAAGCATCAATCGTTGCCGATGCGAAATACAGCGCACCTTTGAAAGTGTCGGTAGTCGGTGCAGTCAAGCTGCCACGCGAAGTCAGCGTGGACGAGCCAAACTGGTGCTGGCCGAGCATCAGCTCTTTCAGAAACGAAGTGCACATGCTTTGGGAGTTTGCCATTTTATTTCCTATCCAAAAAGAGATGTTTCACCACCAACAGTCGGCCACTTTTTCAGCGTGACATGCGCTGATCGGTGAACCAATTCTTCATTGAGCCAATACTCAATCCAAGTCGTTGTTTCGTTGTCGTTGTCGATAAACCCCTCCCGCTTCTCCAGCAAAGAATCGTCCATCTCACCTTTGGTCGTTTGTACGATCACGATATCCTCACAATAGCATCAGTGTTGTTGGCGGCGGGGAATTGCACTTGGAACGTGCCAGTTGACGTTTTATCGTTGCCAAAGTCCAGCACAATCATGGCTGGGTTGTCTGAACCGTCATACTTGTAGATCAACGCGCCACGGGCGGTGAAAGACCCCGTCCACGTGACATCAGCAAATGAGTAGTAGGACGTGTTGCCAGACGGCCCGGTTGTTGGCACTTGGCTGATCGTCAGCGTCTCGCCCCCTGCCGTGTATCCTGTAGCAGACACCTCGCCCGTTGTGGTGTACGCCGTAGTATCCGCGTTCAGGGTGGCACTATTGGTGTACAGCGCTATCTTGAAGACCTGAGTTGTGCCGGTATTTAGGTTGAAAATGCCGGTATTTAACCCGTTTTTGTACGTATTGGTCGCGTAATTGCCGGTAAAAGCCATCTCAGGTCACCTTTTGCCGGTATTGACCATCGCGGTACGCATCCCCACGCTCCATGCCATCGCCCAGACGCTTGGCCATGCCCAAGGCTTCCATGTACTTAGCGTTGTAGTTGGCGATCAGGTCAGCCTCACCCTTCATGAAGGTGTAGCCTTCGACCAGCGATCCGTACAGCAAGACACTGTCAAAGTTATCACCCAGCCAAGTTTGGCCGCTTGCGGCAGTCGTGATGCTCTCGGGGTAGTAGTAATAGTGCAGCTCGACTGTGTAGGTGTCGTCCGGGGTCGGCCCCAGAATGAACGACAGTTCGTTGCTGATCGTGTCGTTTTGAACAGTTGGGCCAAACAGTGCGTAGTACGCAGGTAACCCAGCGTCGGTCGGTGTGGGATACGCCTCACGGATGAAGTTTACATCCTTGTTCAGCAGGTACGAATACGCGCCTGTACCGTCCACGATTGCCAACGAATAAACCGCAAGGAAGTCGGTGGGGGCTGACAGATACTTGTTGCCACTTGTCACCGCTCCGGTGACGTTCTTGCGGATTGACGGAAACTGAACCGTGTTGAAGATACGCTGTTCGGCTTGGGTAATGAAGGTATTGACCTGCTCGGTGCTCGTGAGCGTAGCCGTACCCGTCCCAGCACTGTCCGTGAAAGCGGACGCTGGGAAGTCATTCTCAAGGTAACCCTTGATGGTTTCAAACAGCGTGGTGTAGTTCATGTTTAACCCATCGGACCGCGAGCCATCACACCTTTAGTAGCAGCGCCAGTACCACGGATTTTAATCCCCGTAGCCTTGGCTTTGTCGGGATATCCAGCCCCCGGCGGCAGCGGTGCGGTGTTGGGCTGCGGCTGCTTGTACTTGGTCTGGGAGACGTTTTTCATTACCGGCCCCTTCCAGTCGAGCGTTGGTTCATGCTGCGAGCCATATTACGGCCAACCTTGCGCATTTCCATGCTGGTCACGCCGCCCTTTTTCATGCCGTGCATACGCTTCTCATGCGCTTTGACTTCCTTGTCGGCAATCTTCTTAACCTGCTTGGTATCCATCATCTACTCCTATGAAGTAACAACCGTTACTGTGCCAATCGCAATCGTAAACGCCAAGTTGTTCGGCGTAAACCCTGCGTCAATGCCCCGTGCCCCACCCACCGGATTCCAACCCCACTGGATGATCCTGCTACCACCTTCCGGCGTACCGGTTCCCAAGGGACCGTCACCGCTCAACGCAATCTGCAATCCGCTCGTACCGGACGTTACGTAACTCACATCTGGCCTCGGCTCCCGCACCGCTTGCGGGTCATTCACCGGATACAGGCCCAATGACAGCTGCGGTTGATCAGGCTCCCAGCACTCCGGGCAAACCTTGATCGAGACGTTTTTCGTCTTGATGATCAGGTTCTTTAACTGCTTGAGCTTGTACCGAAATCCGCACCGGTCACACTCCGCAATCGCATTTTTGCCAGACGAAAATCTGTTTGGCATGGTTATCCAATAAACTGCTCACGTGGTACAAACCGATCCGGGGCTTTCTCCCGGTCTTCCGTAGCCGCCAACTCCCACTGCTCTGCATACTCAGCTTTGAGCATGGCAATCCGCGACGGGTCAACCCCCGGCAGCTTCATCGACAGGTGGAACGCCAACCCTGCAACCATGCAGGGCAGGAATCGGAATGGGATGTCTTGGCCGTTGATACCGTTACCGGCATCTTGAATCCGGCGCAGACGCCAGTAAACAAACGTGTAGGTCTGGCTGCTATCAGGCGTCGGCCAGACATGAATCTTGGGATACACCAGCTGTCCAGTGGAGTCCCGCGCACCCGACAAACGCTGAATCCAGACCTGAATCGGTCGGCCTGTGGCGTTCTTGTTCGGGATCATGGCGTAGGTAGACTCGCTGATCCGGCTGATGTTGATGTCCGTTTGGTTCTGCCCCGTGCCAGTTCGGATCACGTGGTCCAGAAGATCAACAGTATCAACAGGCAGGTTGTAAGTAATAGTCGGAGGGTCCGTGTATTGAAGAGTGATCTCACCCTGTTCAACCGTCCACATGTTGATACCACGGTTGGCCCACTCCATCGTCATCAGGTTCAATGACCGCCGTGCCGTACGCAAATCGTAGCCCGAGCGCAGCTCTTGACCGCAACGCTCAAAGGCTTCTTCAACCAGAGTGTTCAGGTCAAGGTTGAAGTCATACGTATCAGTGGTATTGAAAGCCATTACTTATTTCCTAT